ATTGGGATGCCCTCTCCGTTTCAGTTATCTCTTGCATAATATTTGGTGAAAATTTCATTAAGAAGCCCTCTCTTGTTTCTCCGGCTTCAGATCCCTCCCTCGATGACATCCGTATTTCCAGTCTTCTATATTTTTTGTTTATTCCTGTTTAAGGAGTGTTTTTTAGAAAATCATTTTCGTTGAATCTTATGGAATGATAATAGTATTGAATTATTCTATCAATCTTTAACGGATTTGGTAAATATTGTGATATTTATTAGTAAGAGGTAGCTTAAAACTACCTCTTTTTTACAGAATCTCTCCACTTCAACAGCACTTGATCAACAATATTGTGGAGCTTGTATATTATGTATTACTATTAAGTAAGTGAAAAGTTCGGTACCGGCATAAAAAAAGTGAGGGGAACCACCCCCTCACTAAAGTCAAACCAAAATAATTCGAATTATGTCCGTATTATCTTGATTCTGCAAATATACAGTATTATTTTAGATTATCTAATATTTCCCGAATAGCTTTGTCTGCGTGTTTTTTCATGATTGTAACGTAATTGAAGATCGGTCTGTCTTCTTTCATTGATTGTCCGATGCAGTACTCTAAAGTACTGAGTGGGATACCAAGATCAAATCCATGCTGGACGAAACTTTTTCGTGCTGAATATAATGTGAAGTCATGTTTGATATCGGCAATCTTTTTTAGCGTATCCAGTTTCCGTGTAAGTGTATTATAGCATGATACATAGGTTTTGTACTTTCCGAACACAATTCGACCTGTATTCTTATTCATGTATTTTTTGATGATAGGTTTGGCTTCTTCTGGGATTGTGAATGATGTAATATGATCCCCGTCTTTTGTGTTTCTAGTCTTAGTTCTCACATAGTTTATTTCATCCGTACGGAAATCGTAAGCGAGCATATCAACGAGGTTCATGCCTGCGAGATAGTATGTGAGCATAAAAATATCATGTACTACCGATTCGTTGTATTTTCTTGGCTCCATGTCTCTGATCTTTTTTAGCTGTTTGACCGTGATATATGTATCTCTCTTCCGGGAAGATGGTATCTTAGCGGTAACGAAAGGATCTACTTTGTATTCTACATACCTCATTTTGATTGCGTAGTTGATTATGACCTTTAAAAGAGTTGTGTAGATATTGATAGTTGTTCCTGACAGTTTTTCTCTTTTCAAACTATTGAGATAGTTATTGATCCGGACTGGAGTAATATGTTCCATTAGAGAGTTTGGTCCAGTAAACTGTAGAAAATGATTTGCTGCTAACTTGTAGAGCTTGTATGTTTTTGTCCGGTCTTCCTCGTCAATTTGTGATAAGAACTCTTCAACAATGTCCTCAAATTTGCGATACTGTTCACCAGTGATAGGGTTTGTTATTATCTTAACCAATTGTACGCAAGTTAATGAATCAGCATGCTCTAATTCAAGATAGCGTTTAAAATATGTGTTGTACCATTCCTGTAATTTTATGTTGAGGAAATCTTTGTCTGGGCGTTGGACTATCTTTCCGTTCTTAAATTCGTTTTCACGAACGACAATTTCTGTTGTGATGAATCTTGTATCAGAGTTATGTGCTACTCTGATTCTTATTTTATGTGTCCCGTCTGATAGTTTTTTAGCTGGGACAATTACCAATGAAAATGTAGCCATACTTTATTCTGTTTTCGATCGTATCATGTTTTCCGACCATAATCCGACCATTTTTCGACCATTATATAGCGTCAAAAGTGACATTATGATTTGTTTTAATTCTCTAATATGGGCTACTAATAGATATAAAAAAAGTTCGATTGTGAATGTAACTTGCTGAATTACAGCAAAAAGAAAGCCGGAAGCTCATGCTCGCTTGCAGGCTTCCGACTCAACACAAAAACTAAACTAGACTAATTATTTAATAACCATTGTACTGTTTTGATTTTGAATAGATTTCCAATTATATAAAGACGTTTCCGACAAGAATACGGAAATAAACTTTTTTATGTACTATCAAGATTTTCGTGTTTCATGTTATATATTGTTTTAAATATTATATTTGCGCATTGTCAAACCAAATAATGCATTTATGAAATCGTTATTAAAGAGTATCCTTAAAAGGATATATAAAAATGAATCTTCTGAGGAAAAAGCCTATATTTTTTCCAATGATGAAAAAGTTAACCCTTGCGCTGTTAGACGTATAGGGTCATCTTATAATCAAGACGTGAAAGATACAATTTCAAGTTTAAAAATTTTAGCGAGTGAAATGGCTAATGGTTATGTCGAAATCAAGAACGTTAAAACGAGAAGATACCGTTATAATCCATCTGCTGATTCGACCTTGTATGCATCATATCTACTCCAAGCTGCTTCTATCTTAGAATTCTTGTTAGTTGATACAGGGGGTAAACCTTAAAGGTTTATTCTATCTACTAAAGTTGCGAGTCCAGCTATGAGTTCGGTTATGTTTTTAGCTTTTTTGATAACGCTATTAACTTTTGCAGTCGTATCTGGACTCAATTCTTTCTCTAATCGCTTAAGTTGCAATTCAAGTACATCAAAGTTGATTGTATATAAATCTCTTTCAACTGTAAAACCACCTTTTTCTGCGAAATTTGAAATTTCAGAATTTATCGTAAGGTTCTCAGTACCATATCCTATATAATCAATTAGTCCTTTCTTCTTGAACTCTTTCAGTACCATTTCGTATTGATCCTTACTAATTTCAATGTTTGAGATATCATCATAATCAATATTGGCAGTTGCACTACCATTAGCTGCAGCTAATATTGCATTTAATATTTTGTCTTTTTCTTCTGCTGTAATAGTTAGTGGATAAACTTTATTATCAACAGGTTTGGCTTCTCTAAAATATGTCATATTACTTCTTAATTAAATAAATTGAAAAATATCTGTTTATATAAGAAATATTGTTGATATTTGCTTTTGCTTGATCAAATCTTAAATTTGGTTTGGAGATTTCATTTTTATGGTTTGACCATTTAAATTCTTACGTACTATCAAGCTTTTGCAGTTTCATTCCAATTTGGTATTATATAGTCTATATTCTAAATCATATACTGTCATATTATTTCCAGTAACCATGAATTTAGTACTATTTGCTAATTATTTAAGTTCCATTTCAATGTTGTTATTTAGCTTTATTGAATTGATTGTATAACTCTTGTAGTTTAGATGAATCTTTCCCCTTCAAAGCTATATCTCTATATCCATCACTTAACATAATTCGCATCTTTGTGACACTTTCGTTGGAGAGTTTATTAAGTTCGTTACTTGAGCAGGTTAAATAGATTCCGAGTTTGTCATTAATTCCATTGGGATTCCAGTCTCCTGGTTTCGTAAGTGTATATTCGAGATTATAGACTTTTATAATACCACTATTCGTCTTTAATAGAATTTCCTTTCCTTTATCATATGATGCTACGCAATCAGTGAAAATACGAAATTCAATGAAGTCTGTACCATCTTCGTGCCTAAATCTTATGCGTGTTTGATTTTTACCAGTTGCGCCGCCGGAATATATTTTTTCCCATGAGGTAGTAATTACTTTTTCTCCTGTAAAATCGTCAATCTGTGTATTTACTTTTTGAGCAAAACAGATTACTGGCAAAAATGCTAAAATAAATAATAAGCTTTTTTTCATGTTTGTATGTAGTCAATATGATTATCCTGCATTACGTTCATTCTTCAACATTGCTAATTCTCCCTTTGCCTTTCTAAGTTCCTCAGTGAGCAATTGATTAGTCTTCATCTGTTCGTTGATTGTACCTTGAAGGGTGGCTATCGTATCTACTAAACGCTCCATGCGTTCAATGTTTGGATCGGATTTGATATCTGAAATTAACATAGGGCCTTTATCGCGAAGTAACCATTCAGAAGATATGTTCGTAAATACGTTTAGCGTTAGTTTAATTACTTTAGCTGAAGGTTCAGTGTTTTTTTGAAACATAGAACCAATAACGGATTGTGTTACCCCAATTTTAATAGCGAACTGTCTGTCAGACAGCTTATAGTAAGAGATAATTTCCCTGATCTTCCCATTCAAACTTGCATCATTCATAATCAATCAAAAAGTTAATTAACGTAAATGCGTTTATTAATTTAGGCTTTACGTTTTGATATTAACGTAAATGCGTTTATATTTGCATCATCAATCAATCAATACTCCAAAAGTATAAAAAGTGATT